TATGCTCAATGACGAGCCGTAAGTCAGCGTCGCCACGGTCTTATAGATGTTCGCGGTCGCTCCCTCAACCTGCGTCCCGGCAACCCGTGTGCCTACTTCGGCTATCAAGGCTGTTTGATTTGCATTCTCCGCCGTGTTGGTAGTTCCCGAAGCATGATATTTCATATTCTCGGCTTCTGTCAGGTTTTGCAGAGCGTCTATGATATAAGCGACACCTACATTCGTAACCACATTCACCGAAGCGAGACCGAGGTCTATTATGCCTTCGGGCTTCTTAACCCGCGCATGCAGCACGCCTGCGGGCCGGGTGCGGTTACTCTTACTCTCCCGGTTTACGCGGCTGAACCCGCGATAGAGATAGTGAAGATTATCTACTTTCCATTTTATTTCCGGGTCGTCCTGTCCGCTGTCGTGAAGAACGTCGAAGGCCGACTGGAATAGCTCCAGCCGCTCTCCCTTCATCTTGCGCTCGATTGCTAGTATCTGAGCGGTTGTAGGTCTTTCTATTTGTACCTGCATTACTTTCCCTCCGGTTTCTTTATCTTTACTACTCTTATCCCTATCGAACCGCTATTGACTGAACTCATAATAAACCTCTCCCGTTTCGTATTTGTCCCTCGCAGCTTTTTATCACCCGAAGTTTTACGAAGGGTGATAGCGTAGGGGGATGCGGTCATTCACTGCGCAGGTTGTCCGCCGTAATCCTCACACCACCACTTCCATCAGCACCGTCCCGAAATCGGCCGTCCCCACGGCTGGCGTCGTAACGCTCGCCCGTAATTCCCCCGCCTTCTTCACCAGATACGCCTGCCACGTCTCCCCGAGGTTAAAGTCGAGCCAGAGCGTCCCGGTCCCGTCCCTCAGCATGTCCGCTATCTCCTCCACCTGGGCGCCCTTGATGTTCTGCATCGCCCCCGTCTTGAGCGCGAACGATATCACCATCGGCTGGAGGCTCCCGAGCCTTATCTTCTCCGTCTTCCCCCCGGGGAACCTGTTCTCGACGATGTACGATTCAGGCAGCGCCGCGTCGAAAGGGTACTCGACCGTCGTCTCGGCATCCAGCTCCACCACCGGCGAAGGCGCGCAGAACGTCCCAATGCGGAAGTAATCCGCCGCCTGTCCTGAGCCCGTCGAAGGATCCACCGGCGTCTGCGCGGGGATGAATATCCCGAGATACTGTTTGCTCGACATGGTTATATCATCCACCCTCCGGTACACCCCGTGCATCGGGTCCTTCTCAACCGTCCGCGTCGAGCCGATGTTGCTCCATCCCGTCGAGCCGTCCGCCGACTCCTGGTACTTGAACGAGCCGAAGTTCACCCAGTCGAGATAGCACGTAACGTCCGTCTGCTCCGCGCCCATGTCTATCACCACCCTCTGGTCCGCAGCAATCGACGTACTCCGCCACGCCCTCTGCGGGCTCGTCCTGTCGGTGATATTCTCCTTCGGGAAGCTCCCCGCCTCCGTCGTCGCCGACGTCACCGTCACCGGCATAAATGTCCTAGCCATTTTCCTGTTCGCCATATCTCATCCGTGATCTTTTCAATTTCCCTCCTTACGTAAAGGGGAACAATTCCGACACATCGGAGGAATTGGTCGGAGTTGGTTGATAACAAATCAGCCACTTAGTTGAAGTGACTCTGCTATTAAGATCAAATTAAGGGGGATTTTGCCTTTCTCTTTAGTAAATTCTCGTAGGAGCGGCTTCCAGCCGCGATATCCAATTTCCGTCATTCTGAGCTTGACTCAGAATCTCATCTTTATCTTTGAATGTCATTTCGACCAACAGTTCTGAGCGGGCGCAAGAACTGGTCGCTCTTCGCTGATTGCAAATAACTCGCATTGACATCGTATCCAATCCACACAAACCAAATCGAGAAATCTATCTTTTTCTTCCCGACATTACAGAATTTGCGTATAGAAAATCGAGTGTTGAAGCGTATAAAAATCTTTCAGCTTTCCAATTGAAAGATTTTAGCTTCAACATAAGATTTTTAGCAAATTATGTTCAGTCGGATGATTTTTGCTTCTTTTCATCAAGGAAAAGAAGGATAAAAAAAATAGCCTTTCACCTTTCTTTGTCTTTTCCTTGTCATTGCGCACGAAGTGCCCAGCCGAAGCCCCCTCACCCCATCCTCCTCGCCCCCGCCTCCTGTATCGCACTCCTTAGCCTCCCCCCCTGCCTTATGCTCCTCACGAGCATGTTCTCTATCTCGTTCCCGATCGAAGCCGCCGCCCCCGAGCCGCCGTTCACGTTCACGTTTATATCCACGTGCATCTCGTTGACCGCCCCCTCTCCACCGCCGTCCCTGCCGGCAAACCTCTCGACTATTCCCGCCCCCTCGCCGAGTCCCGCGGCGAACCGGTTGACGATCCCCGTCCTCAGCTGAAGGAGGTCGTCCTCCGTCACCACCGCCTCCCTGCCGTGGAGCACGGCGAGTGTCCCCCTGCCGAAGTCCTTTATCCCCTCCGTCCCCCGCCTGAACCCCTGAAGCGAAGTGAGCGTATCGCTTATAGACCTGAGCACCGTAAGCTGCTCGTTGTTGATCTGCGCAATCGTGCCGAGCCCCTCAAGCTCCGTCTTGAACCCGAACTCGCTCACCTCTTCGAGCTCGGCGAACCTCTCCTCGAGTATCCTTATGTACTCGCTCCTTATGAACTCGAACAGCTCCCGGAGGTCCTGCGAAGCGCGGAACGTGTTGTCCGCCGTCGACTGCCCTATATTGGCGAGCCTCTCCTGCGCGGCCTCGATCTTCGCGTCTATGCTCTTGAGCGTAGCCTCGTTCTCCGCCGTGAGCCTTTCTATCTCGGCCGATATCTCCTCGACCGACCTCCCCCTCGTCTCCGTGAGCTCCGCCAGGTTTTCCAACCCCCCGGTCACCTGGTCGAATATCGCGACGAATTCAGGACTGTTCACGCCGAACGCGTCCCCCGCCGTATCGAACAGCGTCTTGAACGCCTCCTCCAGCCTCCCTACGATCTCTATCTGCCGCTCCGGGTCCCTCGTGCCCGCAAGCTCCGCCTGGAGGCCCGTGATGTTCGACTGGAGCGCGTTCACCTGCTCCACCCCCGTGAGCACGCTCTCCGGGCTGAACACTATCGAATCGAGCGTCTGTCTTATCGACTCCGTAAGCTGGGCGAAGCTCTCCGCGATCTGAAGCTCCTCGTTGAGCGCCTCGATCCTCTTCTGGAACACCTCGTTTATCTTGTCCTTCTCTTTATTCAGGTTGTCGATCCTCTTCTGTATCCTCGCCCTCTGCGCCTCTTCCGCCCTCTGCCGCGCCGCCTGCGCCCTCTGGAACGCCGCCTGCTCCTCGGCTAACTTCGCGTTCGCAATGCCGAGTATTTCGTCGAGGAACGTCTCCTGCTCGCCGAGCGACAGGTTGCCCACGTTCGTCGTGTAGAATTCAATGAGCTTCGCCTGCGCCTGGTCGAGGAACGGGATGATGTTCACGGCCGCGCCGCCGAGGCCCACTATGGTCGAGTTGAGCTGGCTTATCTTCCCTATGAGTCCCGTTATGGAGTTGATTATGTCCGATATGCCCTGGACTATCGCGTTCCTGAGGTCGGCGTACATCTGCACCGTCTCGGCGTCAAGCTCCGCGTTCTCGAGCAGCTCGCCTAGCTTGTCGGTAAGCTCTCCGATCGAAGGCACGGCGTCGAATCCGAGCTTACTCGACAGGCTGTTTATGCTCTGTATCGTCTGCCCTATCGAATCGTTCACGTTACCGGACACTATATTGAACGCGTCCACGAAGGCGTTGAAGCTCGCGAGGAATTCCTGCCCTATCTGCGCCCGCTCCTCTCGTGATCCTGCATTCTTGAACGCATCGAACTGCTCGTCTACGAACGCCTGCGCATTCTCAGGCAGGACTCCCAGGGCTTCAAAAGCCCCTGTAAAGAAGTCTCTTATAGCGAATAAGAATTTCGCAGACAGCTCACCGTTGATAAACGCCTCGAATTTCTTCTTTATCTCCTTCCCTTTCGCATCGAACTCAAGGAGCCTTTCCCCCTTCACGACAGTTTCTATATCCACTGGGGTATTTAAAAGGGCTTCGTTAAGCTGCTTCGCCAGGTCGGATGGCAGCTTGAATATGATCGCCTGCACTGCGTCAATGGTTTCTTCTATCTTCTCCTGAATTATGTCCTTTATACCCTCATCGCCGCCGCGTCCCAATCCCACACCGCCACGTTTAACTGATATTTGAGCGATCTGCTCTTTAAAGAACTCGGGGTCTAAAAACTCCGCGACTTCGGCAGCCCTCCGACCTACCTCCGTCTTAACCGAGTCAAAGTCTATATCGAGCCGAGGAGTTTTTTTAAAGAGTCCAGCGACAAGAGGGATAATGATTGCAGCGGCGGCTAATGCTGCACCTATATAGGGCAAAGCTGAACCTATAGAGGCAAGGATTCCTGTCCCGCCCGGAGCTAGACCTAGTCCGACCGTCGCCCCTTCTGTAATCGGAATGCCACCGAGAGTCCCCGCGATAGCATCCGTAGCTATACCACCACCAGCCGTTGCGAAGGACACGGCTTGCCCGCCGCCGCCGATTAAACCCGCGATATCAAGGCCAGTGTTTATCGCACCTGAAGCCAAATCAAAAGGGCCGCCACCTGCACTGGCTGTCTTCCCGAATCCAAATGCCCCCGCTATGCTTATCACTATCTGCCTCGTCGCAATCGCGCTTACCAGGTCGAGGAAAGCCCTCAGTATCGCCTCGAACGCCTGCTTCGCAAGGTCCTTCAGGTCGTCGAACCTCCCGGTGATGACGTTGAAAAACAGATCACTGAAACTCTGACTCATCTGCGAGAGCGTGTTGGCAAAGAAATCAGCCATAAGCTCGCTGTTGCTCTGCACATTCTCTACAAAATCTTTAAATCCTTGTTTTATCCCCTCAAAGAACCCACCGGAATTTTCAACCTTCTCGAGAGTATCGCTATATCCTTCCACGCTGTCGCTCGCGTTATCAAAAGCAGCACTACCATCTCCCACTGTCTGATTCATCTGTTCTTGTGCTATAGCTACATCGTCATTTCTCTTGGCTAGGTTTTGCAAATTCGGATCGAGATTTGTTATCCTTTCGGATTCATTCATTAATTGATCCACTGTGCCTTTCGTGGATTCTGCAAACTCACTCTGTGCCCCCGCACCGGCAACCAACCCATCCCCCACCATTGCCAGCTTGCCATCAAGGCTTAGTAAATCTTCTTCAGTAAGTTTTATTATCTCACTTCCATTCTTCAACTCTCCACTTTGCGCCTTCACTGCATCAGACAAGTGTTGACTGTTGGTTACCAACGTGTTCTGAGTATTAGTCAATCCAACAATTGCATTATCAACTGCAGGTATAATCTGACTGTGCTCTATTAGGTTTTTGTTTACTTCTTCCAGTAATTTATTTAGATCTTCTTCTATTTTAATTATTTGATCCTTGTACGGAGTTGTTGTCTTTATTAATTCCATTACTTTGAAAAAGTTCTCAACCCCGTGGGCCTCAATTGTATTCTCTGGTGTTGCAACAGAAAGTTTAGGTATATCCGAGTTAATATCCTCAATTAATCGATTAATTTCTGCTATCAAAGATTTTGCAATATCAATGCGTTCTTCAATAAATTCTAAGTCTCGCGGGAAACCGCTTTCTGTATTTGAATTCTCTATCTCCCCACTTGAGATTACTATGCTTTTTGCTTTTGATGTTAAATCTAAATAGGCTTGTGTTTTATCTTTTAAGTTTTCTAATTTCTCTAAATCTGATGGGACACCCTCAAATATGCTTGGCAAAGATATCTTAGATAAGGATGGAAATATTTCAAACAACTCCTCCTTTAGTTTATCGAAAATCGGGTCTATTACTTTTCCTAGTATGTATGCTACTATAAATCCAATGAGGAATTCTTTAACCAATATTTGTAAGTTGGGGACTATCGCTTTAGCGCTTTCTGCAATGGTTTTACTTAAATCCGAAAGAAAAGATTTATCAATGTTTATTGGCGCAAATAGCTTGTCTTCTATATACTTCCTAATTTCTTCCAGCTTGCTCAATAATTTTGTAATATCTCCATCAAGTGCAATTGTCAATTCACTGACTTCTTTCATTTTTTCCCCTCGATATAAGTCCGATTTCTTTACCGCTAACAGGTGATTTCTATACTAGCTTGTTGTTCCTTTCTACGTTATTATCTTGGTATGAATAAAATTTGCCCCAAGTGTCACTTTATAGGAAAAGGTAAACAGTCTATTTTCAGTAATTTGGCTCTGGGGGTAGCTATTATAATGTTTGGCATTTTTATTTTCTTCAAAGCTTATGATTCTCTTCTTATTTTAGGCTTATTTACTGCCGCGATTTCCGGTGTAATAGTATTCGGAGGGGTAAAGGTTATTATTAGTCACTTCACAGGCAACTCAACCTGTCCAAATTGCAAACATAAACCTATGCTTACGCTTGATAACCCTGAGGCACTCAATTTAATTATAAAATACGACCTCAAACTCGGCAACAATCCTCTCCCACACTCTCAAAACGAACCAAGCACAGGTTCATTAGAAACACCAAAGTAACATCCTCCCAATCCTCAATTTGCAGATTTACCTCTGCTAATTCCTCATTTTGAAGAATTTATGGACTTTCTATTCTTCAAATTGCAATCTTCCCTTCTCCGAAATCCTCAATCTGCGGATTTCCCTCATTCCGCAATCTTCCAGTCCTCCAATCCCGCAATATGCAACATTTCCCTGGCAGTATCCTTCATTTTGTGGATTTAATCTCCTTCTAATCCACAAATTGCACAATCCCATCACCAAAATCACTATTTTGCATACTCTTTTCTATTTATTCTTCATTTTGTAGATTATTTCTTGTCATTCCCGACTCCGATCGGGAATCCATACCTTATATATGCCATCCCTCACGCCGCCAGCCTGTACTCCATCTCCTCATTCCGTATCGTCTGCCCTATCGAATCGTTCACGTTCCCCGACACAATATTGAACGCGTCCACGAACGCGTTTATATCCGCGAGCAGTTCTTGTCCGACAGCCGCCCTGGCCTCTCTCGATCCCGCGTTCTTGAACTCCTCGAACCTCTCATCGAGGAACGCCTCGGCGGCCTCGGGCAGCACTCCCAGCGATTCGAACATCGTCTGCAGGAACCCGTCCACTGCAAAGAGGAATTTAGCCTGTATCTCCCCGTTTATGAGCTGATTGAACTTCTCGGCTATCTTCTTCCCCTTTGCGTCGAACTCGAAGAGTCTCTCCCCGGCTACTTCCGTCTCAGTATCGAGCGGGGTGTTCAGGAGCTCTTCCGAGAGCGTATCCGCGAGGTCAGTGGGCAGCTTGTTTATGATATCCAGCAGGTTATTCACCGCGACCTGTATGGCGTCCGCGAGCACGTCCTTTATTCCCTCGTCCCCTCCGAGCCCTAGACCCGCTTTCCGTTTAACCGAGATGTCTATGATCTCGTCCTTGAGGAAGTCGTCGTCGAGCAGCTCGCTTATAAGCGCTGCCCTCCTCCCCGCTTCCGTTTTTACAGAATCGAAGTCAATGTCCAATCTGGGTGTCTTCTCAAGGAATGGAGCGATTATCGTGAACGCTAGCGCCGCTGCCGCTAATACCGCCCCGACAACAGTAATTGCAGCACCCGCTGTCGCTAAAAAGCCTGGTCCTGTAAAAGCACTAGGTAGGGAAGCTGAAAATATAGATGCTTGACCCCCTAAACTTAGAGCACCTACGCCCGTAGTTGCTATTGGTGCTACCGTAGCACCCCCTATACCTAAACCGGCCCCTAATGTAGCAAAGGCTCCCCCACTTCCAAACAGTCCTAAACCGCTGCCAACAACACCAGCCCCCTGTTGTGCAATATCGGTTGGACTTCCTCCGCCTCCCCCCGCCGCTTGCGCGCCTTTTCCTATTCCAAATAACCCGCCTATACTAATAACTATCTGCCTAGTCGCTATCGCACTTACGAGGTCCAAAAATGCACGGAGAATAGCCTCGAACGCCTGCTTCGCCAGGTCCTTGAGGTCGTCGAATCTCCCGGTGATGACGTTGAAAAACAGATCGCTGAAGCTCTGTGACATCTGCGAGAGGGTATTAGCAAAAAAGTCAGCCATAAGCTCGCTGTTACTCTCCACGCTCTCCACAAAATCAATGAACCCCTGCTTTATTCCATCGAAAAACCCTCCCTGATTCTGTACCTGCTCTACAGTATCCCCATAGTTCTCCACACTCTTGCTTGCGTCGTCATAGACAACACCGCTCTCTCCCACCACCTGATTCACTTGGTCCTGCGAATCCACTACATCCTTATTCCGATCCGCTACATTCATCAGGTTCGCATCCAGGGTTCCCAGCTTGTTTCCAGCCTGTTCCACATTCTCTTTGACAGCCGTAAACCCGTTCTCCCCCAGGTATTCAGTAGACTTCGCCGCTTCATCTGTAGCATCACGAAGACCAAGAAGTTCCTCTTTCGTAAACCCGAATATCACTGCCCCTTCGCTAGTATTTTGAAATAAGTCTTCAATCGATATTCCAAGCTCACTCGCTTTTCCCGTCAACGGATTAATACCCTCTTTCGCTAACTTAACCGCGCTTAGCGTCGATCCGATAAAAGCATCAGACATCAAGCCCTGACCAAGTATAAGATCAGAAGTTGGTCCATCTAAACTCGCATACGCGTTTTCGAGCAATGGTAATAACTGACTTCTCTCCTTGATTTTTTCATTTCCCGGCTCTAGTATCGCATTTAACTCCTCCTGTATTTTTTTTACTGCCTCCATCTGCTCTTCTCTCTTTTGTATTATTACACCAAAAGAGATAGGGGAGTCCGCTGATTTAAGTGCATCAGACTTGAATTCATCTTGAAGAGAATTAATTTTAAGAAGTAACTCCTTTAATGAATCTATCCTTTCCTGAATAAACTCTAAGTCACGTGGCAAATCGCCTTTCGTAATGGAATTAGGTATTTCACCACTGCCTTCAACTATTAGCTTCGCTTCTGTTGCAGTATCAATTAGATCTTGAACTCTTTCTTTCAAATCATCTAAATTTTCCTCGGGAGATTTTGGTATTGATTCTCTTACAATACGCATCGCTTCTCTTAGAGCATCCTCGCCGAAAAAGCCTAATAAAAATGTAATGATACCTTTGAGTAAGCCCGAAGGTCCGATACCTATGTCACCTGACCGCATCGTTCCAGCCATAGGAAGTATTTCTGATAGTTTCTTTGATAGATCATCCACTGTCTTTATCAAGTATTGTTCAAATGTACTAAGTTCCTTAAATTGTTCTTTGTCGATTTCAACCTTAACTATAATAGGCATTGTATTTAGATAAGCTAACGAATCTAAATTTATCGTTAACCATTTTCTCCTTGTTTAGAATTATTGGTCAAGATAATGCCATCCTATATTAGGTGGCATATGACATGAATCGTTTCAATGACAATCTTTCATTTCCAGCTTACAACTGGATTTTACTTCGTAAACTGTTTATAATTTATTTATGAGTAAACTTTGCCCTAAATGCCACTATTTAGGAAAGGCGAATAAAAGATTCCTAGATAAATGGATTCCGTATGGCAATTTGATCTTCGGAATTGGTTTTTTGTTTAGCTTTGTACAACACGAATCATATGGTACAGGGACTTCTGACTTTTCATTTCCTTCATTTTTATATTCACTTATTGCCCTATCGATAGGTATTACTGCTATTTTATTATCCTTTCTAGAAACAAAAACCTGCCCAAAATGCGGCAATAAAGAAATGCTACCTCTCGATGACCCCGAGGCTATCAATACAATCAAAAAATACGATCTAAAAGTCGGAGAAAATACTCGCCAAACTGCTCAGAATGAGCCAAATCCGGATTCATTAGAAACCCCTAAGCCGTAATTCCAACATTGCAATTTGCGAATTTTCTTCCTCACAATCATTCATTTTGTTGATTATTTGGCTCTTTAGTTCTCCATTTTGCAATATCCGTCTTCATTTTGCATATTTTTACTTCTCCTCCACACCGAACTCCTCAATTTGCAACATTCCTTGCCAGAATTCTTCAATTTGTTGATTAGCAGTCTTTACTATCCACAATTTGCAGATTTCACCTCTCAGAATCTTTCAATTTGCAATATTTTCTCCGTCCGATTCCGCAAATTGCGCAATCCAATCACCTCAAATTCTTCATTTTGCAGTTTAAATCACACTTTCAGTCTGCAAATTGCAAAATTCCATCACGATAATTCTTCATTTTGCAGAATTCACCTTTTGAAGCCACCTAATATCCAATTCTGCAATCCGCAATATCCGCCTTACCAATCCTTCATTTTGCAGATTCGATTCCCCTCTAATTTACATTTTGCATTGTTCAAATAACCAAATTCAACATTTTGCGGATTTCTTGCCTCTTATTTCTTCATTTTACTAACTCGCGTAATTTTCAGTCCGCAAATTGCACAATCCCATCCCTCAATTCCGCATTTTGCAGGATCTCATCCTTTGCATTTTGAGGTATCTATATATATAAGGTATCCCTCACGCAGCCTGCATATACTCCCACTCCTCATTCTCTATCGTCTGCCCTATCTGCGCCCGCTCCTCTCTCGATCCTGCATTCTTGAAAGCATCGAACTGCTCATCTACGAACGCCTCCGCGGCCTCCGGCAGCACCCCCAGCGATTCGAACATCGTCTGCAGGAACCCATCCACCGCGAATAGGAACTTAGCCTGTATCTCCCCGTTTATCAGCTGATTGAATTTCTCGCCTATCTTCTTGCCTTTTGCATCGAACTCGAACAGTCTCTCCCCGGCTACCTCCGTCTCCGTGTCGAGCGGTGTATTCAGGAGCTCCTCCGTCAGGGTGTCCGCAAGGTCAGTCGGCAGCTTGTTGATTATATCCAGCAGGTTATTCACCGCGACCTGTATGGCGTCCGCGAGTATGTCCTTTATCCCCTCGTCCCCTCCAAGCCCCAGACCCGCCTTCCGCTTTACCGATATATCTATTATTTCGTCTTTCAGGAAGTCGTCGTCCAAGAGCTCACTGACTAACGCAGCCCTCCTCCCAGCCTCTGTTTTCACGGAATCGAAGTCTATGTCCAATCTTGGCGTCTTCTCAAGAAGTGGAGCGATTATCGTGAAAGCAAGTGCAGCAGCAGCAAGCACCGCACCGACGATAGTTACCGCCGCCCCCGCCGTGGCGAGAAATCCGGGAGCAAGGGTTGTTCCGGGTTCGAGCGCAGCAATTAGCGAACCCACTCCCGCCGGTGCTCCTACAGCCTCCGCAGCAGTTATCGCCCCACTTACCGGGGCTATCAACCCTAACCCCTGACCCAGCGTAGAAAATGCCCCTCCTGAGCCGAACAAGTCAAATCCGCTGCCAACAACACCAGCCCCCTGTTGCGCGATGTCAACCGGATTACCCCCTCCTCCTGCAGCTTGCGCGCTTTTTCCTATTCCGAATAACCCGCCTATGCTCAATACTATCTGCCTCGTCGCAATCGCGCTTACCAGGTCGAGGAAAGCCCTCAGTATCGCTTCGAACGCCTGCTTCGCAAGGTCCTTGAGGTCGTCGAATCTCCCGGTGAGTACGTTGAAAAACAAATCGCTGAAACTCTGACTCATCTGCGAGAGCGTATTTGCAAAGAAATCAGCCATAAGCTCGCTGTTGCTCTCCACATTCTCTACAAAATCTACGAACCCCTGCTTTATCCCTTCAAAAAACCCGCCAGTATTCTCAAGCTGCTCGAATTTTTCACTTGTGTTTTCAGCGCTTATACCGGCGTTATCAAGTGACTCCGAAGTATTATTTATTGCTACTTTTACTCTCTCATATTTGGTTTTTAAATCAGATGCTGCTGTACCATTATTCTTTAGCATCCCCCCATTTAATACTAGACTTGCAACTGAACCTTGGAGCAACTCATCCTCAGTCAAAACAGCGATGTTGAAGTCTTTTGTCTTCCCGGTCGCAAAATCAATATTATCGCCTAGGTTTTTATACCCTTGGGCCAGATCTATAATGTCCTGATTAAGAAACGCCGAAGGCCCGCCGCCCGATTCCGGGCTTGGAGTAGGCAGAGGATTTTCTGGAACCGTCGGCTGTTCCCCTTTCTTGAAAAAATCTAAGGATGGAAGGCTATTGATAAAGTTATCCCAACTTTCTTTTAATCCACCGAGCAGGTTCGAAAAGATTTCCTTAACCTTATCGAACGCGTCAGTGAAAGCCTTTATAATACTATTCTTGATATCCTCCCCGAATTTCTTTATCGATTCTGCAGCTCCCGACACAATTCCTTTTATACCTTCCCATGCCTCCGATGCCTTTTCTTTTGCTCCTTCCCATACCCCGGTTAGACTTTCACTTATTCCGCTGAAGAGCCCCTTTATCGACTCAACTCCGATTGATACCGTCTGCTTTATTAATTCCCAGGCATTTGATGCAGTCTCTTTAGCCGATTCCCATACTTCGAAAAGTCTTTCAACTACCGCCCCGAAAAAGCCCTTAATTGATTCTATAGCGTTTCCAACTATCTCCTTTATGCTCTCCCAAGCGGCTAGTGCAGTCTGCTTAACTACTTCCCAGGTCTGAGATAGCTGCTCTCCGATACCCTGGAAAATCCTTATCAGTAAACTCACAGCGTTCGATACTACTTCCGTGATAAATTCCCAAGCCGCTGACGTGGTTTCTTTTACCCCTTCCCATATGATTAATGCTATATCTCCAATTCCCCCCAGTACTCCTGCTATGGCACCCGCAACCGTCTCTAAGATTGGGACAATGTTCTCCTCCCACGTCACTTGTGCTGCCAAAACTAGGGCACCCCAATTCTGGATCAAACTGATTACTGCTGCTGAGATTGCGGCTATAGCTACAACAGCCAATATAGCTGTACCAGCAAATCCAGCCACAGCCGTTCCTGTAATTCCGAAAAGACCCGCTAATAGTGTAAATCCGGCAACAATCGCTGCAACTACTGGCACAGCGGCTAGAAAGGCTAAAGTCAATCCTGTGATTAAAGTAATTACTTGCGTTAATCCGGGAATATTTTCATTCATCCAATTAATTAAATCAGCGAATCCATCTATTAATTTTGCAATAAACTTTATTGCATCCTCATTTCCCGATACTAATGACTGTTTGAAATTTTTAATCGCGTCGCTCAGCGCTTTAAGTGACTCTGTTGGATCCTTAGATATATCAAACTCAATGCCGAATAAAGACAGTTTTTCCTCAGCACCTTGAAGTTCGCTTTTTAGAATCTCTAATTGTTCTGAAATCTGTCTGAAGGTGCTTACTATCTTTTGTCCTGACTGGTTCAATGAATCAGCTAGCTTTGAAAATGATGTAGCTAATTCACCAGCTTCAGTATTAGCTTCTTTGAAGCCTTCTATATCGAGTGACACCTTCAATGCAAGACTGTTAATATCCGCCATCATTCCTCCAAGCAAACTAGCCGCAAAACGTAAAAACTATCCAACTTGCATTTATTACATTTGATACATATATTTTATTTATGATTAGAAGGTTACAATTCATTTTCATTATGTTATTTCTTTCATTGTCATGTGGGTTTAATCCGACTGAGAAACAAGAAGAATTTGCTAACTTGCTCTTAGAAAAGCCCAATATTCAACATGTAGAGTGGCAAACAACACTTTCACTTTGGGTAAAGGTTGATAGAGATGTCCTAGGCATGAATCCGAAAACACAAGCCCAATATCTTGCGGAAGATATAGCTGCGGCGGGCATGAAATACACTCAAAAAGACATTTGCGTTAATATTTATTATGACAGCAGTAAAGCTATTGCTAGTGCTTGTCAAAAATATTGATAACCACATTCAACTGCGTCCTTTGCTCCCCAGCATTGCAATTCGCACATTTTTTTCTCTAAGAATTCTTCATTATATTGATTTGGCTCCTTTCAAATCTACAGATTGCAATATCCAACCTCAAAATTCTTCATTTTGAGTATTTTTACCTCTTCTCCACACTCCAATTCTTCAATTTGCAACTTTCCTTGTCAGAATTCTTCAGGTTGTCGATTAACAGTCTTTATAATCCTCAAATTGCAGATTTTATCTCTCTGAATCTTTCATTTTGCAATAATTTCTCTATCCAATTCCGCAAATTGCAAAATTTCAGCGCCAAATTCAACATTTTGTTGATTTTCCGTCATCCTGAACCCCGATTCAGGATCTCATCATTTGTATTTTGAGGTATTTCTATATATATAAGGTATCCTCACGCCGCCAACCTATACTCCCACTCTTCTTTCTCGATCGTCTGCCCAATCGCGTCGTTCACATTGCCTGAGACGATATTGAACGCATCAACGAATGCGTTTATATCCGCGAGCAGTTCTTGTCCGACAGCCGCCCTCGCCTCTCTCGATCCAGCGTTCTTGAATTCCTCAAACTTGGCGTCTAGAAACCTCCTGGCTGCATCCGGCAGCACGCCTAACTGCTCGAATGCGAACTGGAAGAAGTCTCTTATAGCGAACAGGAACCGGCCTTGTAAATCGCCCTGGAAGAATTTCTCGAGTCTTTCTTTTATCTCCTTCGCCCCCTTCGCATCAAACCCCACCAATCCCATCTGTTATCCTTATGTGAATGAAGAAACTCTGCATCGGCTGCCTCTACATCGGCTACGAGGACGCCTCCTCCCACGGCAGCGTCAAGACCGAGTCTGCCCTCTGGATGATCGCCTTCGTCCTCGCCTTCGCCGGCGTCTTCGAGAACGAGCTCTGGCTCCCCGCGACTATCGTCTTCGCCGTCGCCTTCTTCTACACGCTTACGCTCTTCAGAGTCAAATTCTGCGTCTGCCCCCGCTGCGGCCGCGACTCCATGATCCCGCTCGATACCCCCAAAGCAGCCGAGATCATCGGAGAGAACCACCTTCCGGTCCCGCTCGACCTCACCGACCCCGCCCGCACGTTCTGGGGCTTCACTCTGCGCGACGTGCTCCTGGCCCTCACATCCATCCTCGTCGCCATCATCCTCTACAAAGAATTCACCTGACCACCTTCCCTTGTCATTTAGAGCGCGGCAATTGACCCCTCTTTCATCTCCCCAAACATCCCCAAATTTCTATTGACTCCTCTCCCCCAAACATCTATAATATTAGTGTTGGAGGTAATCATGGGAAGTGAAAGTGACACTCCACCGGACTACATGGTGATTAACCTGTGAAGTCCAATAGCGGTGAGTCGATAAAAAATCTCACCACAAATAATAGCTACGAATAGCTATTGCTGAAAATAAGCACACTAACCAAAGGGAGTCCACTAGGCTCCCTTTTTTTATTCCCTTCCTCATATTCTCTGTCATTTCGAGCAACAATACTGAGCAACTATTCCGAGCATGTGAGGAATTGGTCAATAATGGTTGAGTGCACGAACCTTATTATCTCTCTGCACCATCACGACAGAAGCCAAAATATCAAGAATTGGTCGCTGTTGGCTGATTGCAGATTACTCACCTCGACATCGTAGATAATCTGCACAAACCAAAACGAGAAATCTATCTTTTGCCTTCCCTTTAATTTCCCCCTTAGAAAAAGGGGAACAATTCCAACAAATCGGAGGAATTGGTCTCTGTCGATAAACGGCGAAGAAATAGTTTAATCGAAGTGAGGCAGGTATTAAATCCAAATTTAGGGGGACTTAGCTTTGATTCCGTTGTGCAGAGTGTGCCATCCTGAACCTGTCGAAGGGACACACATCACCTCTTCCCCATCTCAATCCCTTCCTTCCCTCCCCTCTTCATCTTCCGGTCCTGCGCCTTCATCGCATGCTCCCTGAACACCTCATCGACCGCGACGACCATCCGGAACGCCCTCGTCTTCGGATGCCCGTCGAACTCTAACTTCTCAAGGTTATTCCATATTTCGGAATGGACTAGCGTCCCCACGGTCATCCCCTGCCCGTACCTCTGCGACTGGCAGAGCTCCCAGAGCGACACCCACTCCTGCTGGTAGGGAGGGAGGCCTCTTACCAGCGCCTCCGTCTCGTCGCCGGCCTTCTTCAATATCTTGAGCTCGTCCCGGTCTTCCTTCTCGAACCTGAGCCGGTTCTTTCTTCGGAGCTTCTTCTTCTCTTCGAGCTGCTTTACCCTGCGTCCGATTGCGTCAGCGCGGTATCTTCTTTTCTCGCCCTTGATCCGGACTTCCCATCCCTCGAAGATCCTCTCGAAGTACTTTCTGACGTTTCCGAAAAATTTTCCTCTTCCTTCTTCTCCTCCTTCGTCACCTTCCCGGCTATGAGCTCGTAGCTCGACCTGAAGTTGGAAAGCAGGAACGAGGACTTGCAGAATTCGTTATAGATCCACTCCTTCGTGTCCTTGTCGTAAAGGACCCTCTCACCCTGGTCTGTCAGGCCCACTATGTCCTGTATCAGGTTATACACGAGGAACTTGGCCGCCCGCTTCGGGTCCCCGCCGAGTATCTTGAAGCTCCTGTCCTCGACAGTCAGGTCCTGGGTCAGGTCCCTTATCTGCGTAAGCCTGGCAACGGTCGGGTACGGGCACTTGAACCCCACCTCGCGCCACCCGTCGTCGTAACCGACCCACTCTCCCTTCTCGTCCTGGTACGCGGGCCAGTCCTCGTCCTCGATCTCCCTGTACGGGTATATCGTCACATAATTCGAAACATTCTTCGTAAGACTCTTAATTTCAGGCATATAATCTCCTTTTACATTTCCTTTTTACAATCTTCCCTCCCTAAATTATTTCCTTCCCCATATTAAGGGGGAAAGCCTGTCCCGGACCCCGATCCAGGATCTAGATGGGTATGTACCTTAATTTCTCTGTCATTCCCGAAATCCTCTATCGGGAATCTCGCTTTTTCCTTTCCCCGACATTCACAGAATCGGCGTTAAGAAATATCTTATTAGGCGTAAAAATCTATCAGGGCTGGGGCGGAATTGATAGATTTTAGCCGTAATAAGATATTTTAGCCAAGATTCTGTGCTGTCGGATGATTTTTGCTTCTTTTCATCAAGGAAAAGAAGAAAATACTTTTACTTCTACTTTCTCTTTGTCTTTCTAAACGTGAAAAGGGGCTCGGCAATCTCTCCCGCAAACATCAGGAGGAATAGTTGGGGTGTGATAATCCAGATAACTATGAAGTAACACCCCATATACCCATCCCTAATTCATATCGGATTAGGCGCTCGCCTCAACCATAAACTCAACCGTCGGCTGAGTGTTCTTCACCGTCACCGTAATATCCGTCTCAGGCGAAGAGCCGGTATCCAGTCTCCCGAGAAAACTCTTCTCATCGGTGATCGGGTCCTTCGATCCCACTCCCGGATGCGGACTCCCCTCGAATTTCGCCTTCGGCACGCTGAGCGTCACCTGGTGGTTATCGTCGCCGATGTATGTCCAGATGAAATCGAGCTGCGTCTCCGTCCCGGCGATCGTCTTCTCCGAGAACTGCTGGCTCCCGAACTGATACGTGAACGATCCGCTCACCGACCCTTCCCCCGGCGTGATCGCGCCCTTTATCGGCGACCCCACGACGAAATTCCCCTGTATCGTGTTCTCGATAACGAGACTCAGGTTCTCGAGCTGGTTCGATGTCAAGGGAGAGCCGTCCACCTGCACGTCCGCTTCCCAGTGCACGTATGGAGTGTTGGATATCGCGGTCGGCGTCCCGAAAATATTCTCGGACAGTATCTGAAACGCCTTCCCGACGACGTTCATATTGAGCTGCGGCAGGTCGCTCGGATCGACGCTCAGCGTCAGGTTGGATATCTTGTTCCCCCTGATGAGCATGAGCGACTCGATGTCCGTAAACCTGAGAAGTATGCTTATCCCCTCGGGTATGGTCGATCCCCTGTAGATCGTATGCGTGAAGGGTTTTATCTTCTCGACCACCGCTACGCCGTTCGCGTGAGACTTCCTTAAACCGAACGGGTGCGCGTCCGGATCGAGGTCTATCGTAGTGCCGCTCGTGTACGTACCCACCTTCACGATCTCGGCCCCCGTGCCGGTCCCTATCAGCAGGAACACGCCGGTGTCCATATTAGTCGCGCTCGCGACCTCTATCTGCGTATCCCCCTTGTCGGCCGCGTTCGCGAGAGTAGTGCTCACGGGCGAAGAAGGCTGCGTCGCTCCCGCGCTGTAATAGTCGTTATTGAGCGCGTGGAGATAAAAGAGCCCGGCGGTCTCGATGTCGAGCTCGACCGTCATGTCGGCGCCCGCGTCGTAGTTTCCTTCGCGGAAGTTGGAGAGCACGCGAGAGCCCGATAAAGCCTGCGACCTCTGGAGCTCCCTTCCGCCCGACGGCGTGAACGACCTCACGTTCCCGAGCTTGAACCAGTTCTGGGTCGGGTCCGTTTCCTTCACGTCCTCGCCCGACTCGTGCCTGTAGTTGATCTTCGTGTTCGTATCGAGTGTGACTGTTGTCCCCGACACGTAACCCGCATCCACCTTCACGAACTCCATGTTCTGGCTGTTCCCGACGCGAAGTATATCACCCGCGGCGATACCAGAATCCGACGCGACCACGATAGAAGCCGCACCCGGATTTACAGCAGACGCGAGCGTTGTAGACGCGCCCGAGTCCACGGACGGCGTCACGCCGTTCGCCTGTTCAATCTTATACCAAATCTCTGCACTTGAGCCTGAAGCCTGTGCCATAATTATTACACCTCCGTTTTTATATAAAAAAACCCGGAACGGCTCTCACCGCCCCGGGCGTTATTTTTCTTCCTTTCTATTTCAGTCATCCTGAACTAGTTTCAGGATCTCATCTTCTATTTGTCATTCCCGAAAACGGTTCTGAGCAAGCGCATGAACCGGTCGCCCTCCGCTGATTGCAAATATGGCTATTTATCCCGGCGACGTAGCAACACAAGCCGGAAAGAATCGGGAATCCAGTCCTCTAATCCCGCATCCTGCATCCTGTATCATGCATCTTGCATCGTGTCCGTAGGAGCGGCCTCCAGCCGCGACCCTTATACTCCAATTCCTGATATCAGGCGGATTACCTACTCCTCCACCAACACCTTCCCGCCCTTGTTGTTTATCTGAATCGTACCACTCACCGTCTTTCCGGTCTCGAGGTCCCTGTAGCTTCCGGAGAGCGCCACGTGGCAGCTCCCCGAATCCATCGGGTTTACGGCGATGAGGCCTTTGGTCCACGAGCGTATATAGCAGCCCGCTTTGGCGAAATCACTGACCGGGGCACCTAAATCGAGAGTCGAAAGCTTCTCGATCTGCGAGTCGGTCATTATCGGCTGCTGAAACGTCATACACTTCCCCGGCTCGCACGCGAGCAGCATCGTTGCGACGTTATACCAGAAGTCCCCGTACTCGGTCGTGATAACGGGGATCGCCCGATTATTCTTCGCTATCGCCTGCGCGATCTTCACCCTGGTAAGCCACACGGATTCCGTAACGTTATTGTGCTGCATATCCGCTACCATGACCTCGAAGAAGGCATAATCGACGAGATTCATAAGCTGCGAATAAACAGGCCGGGAGAAATAATCGGTGCTGAGATCGCTGAACACGTTGGCAAAGTACTTCAAGCCCTGAGCGTCGGCAGCCGCCCTCATCGTCTGCATAGCCCTCAGCACGTCGGCTTCCCGTTCCGCGTTCGTCATAGCCTTACCGGTTCGAGGGTTTACAGGCGTGTTGTTCCACGCATAGTTATTGATCGTGCGTATCACGAAATTATCCAGCTCTCGCAGGTTCCATGAGCGTTCCCGGAATGTCCCCGTCCACTCGCTAATACCTGCCGGGGGCTGGTTGAAGTAGTCTATGAAGAAATGTACGAACGCCGGATTACCCCAATCAAGCGCGCCTTCAAGCGGAATGTATTGATTTAAAGTAGGCGAGCCGGAATCTGTTTTTAACTGCCACTTTACGCCATGCTTTTTATACAACTCCTTATCAGTCCTCATATATCCCCAATTGTCGTAAGGGCCGCAAAATTTGACCGCTGAATTGTGCCGAATATATGGACACCATGTTTGTGAAGGAGTAGACTCCCACCAGGTAAGCACCATATCGCAATAACTTCTAAGCTTGTTCACCTTAGACATCACAGCGGTACCGGCACTATCCCTGTGCCCGTAATTCCAGTAAGTCGTGCAGGCAAAGTCTATTGTGTTCCCCGAAGCAGGTGCAGGAGATGGGCTTGGGACAGGGGCTGATACGGGAGCCGGAATAGGGGCAGGCAAGAGTATAGGCGTCGGAGTGGGTGCAAGACCTACAACAGAAGTTTTCCGGGCCAGGCAGGGTTTCGGGCAGGCCGGGGCCTGAAAGTAATTCCCGCTCTTGTTATCCCTGACTTTCTGGCCGCATTTCAGATTAATCGTCGCAGCGTGGGTATTCGGACAGTTCTCCGCCATCAGGATCATGACGAACAGTACCGTCATACATAAGCCATGTACCGTAATCTGAAAGTTCCTGTTTTTCATTGTGCTACCAAAATTGCTCCCGTCTTGGCCGAAAGAGTTATACTTGAAACCGTTGCCCCTGTCTCGAGGTTCGTATAATTCCCGCCGAGTGAGATAGAACCCGTCGAGCCTGTTTTCGGATTCACCAGAATAATACAATTATCCCAATCCTTCCGGTAATACGAGCTGCTCACAAGTTGATAATCGACGCCCGAGGGCTGTCCGCAATCGAGTGAGAGCATCTTCGTCAAATCACCACTTGAGGGAAAGCTTGATGAACCGTACCAAAACCAAATCATGCCCTTACCGTTTTCCTTGACCAACAAAAGGCTTGCGAGTGAGTACCAATAACTAGCCCCAAACTCGCCGTCTACTATAGGGACCGCCCTGCGGTTCTTTATCATATCCTGAGCGGCATTTACCCTGCGGAGCCAGATTGTTTCGGACTCTGCCGGGCCTTGCCAGTCGTAAGCCCATTCTTCAAAGAGCGCGAAGTCAATCTCGTCCATAAGCAATGCGTAAATCGGCCTGTCGAAATATTCTGATTCTACATCACTCCATATATTTGCAAAGAGAAAGACGTTAACTAAATCTGCCCTTGCTCTTAGTATCTCCGCTGCATCCAATACATCCGCATCCATTTGAGACCGAGTGTAATCCGCGTTCGTTCTCGGATTCATCGGCGTATCGCTCCAGCCCCCCGCTTCGAGTATCCATGAATGAAAGTTGTCGAGGAATCTCAGGTTCCAGTCTTTGTCTACGTTCGTACCTTCGTAAGCTGCCAAGCTCGCGGGAGTATCGGGCATATCTTCAAAGTAATCCATAAAGAAGTTATTAAAATCAGGATTGCCCCTGTCTGTTAATTTTTCATGGTCAAAACCGAATCCGTGAGCAACGGGAATAAGCGCGTCATTGTCTTTCAACATATATCCGCAAACATCAGTCTCGTTCGAGCAGGGCTGAAACGCCCCGCCGTCATCATACAGATACCCGCCTAATGTCCCGTCCCTCGTCGAATACATGAAACCGTAATTGTCGTAAGGGCCGCAATACTCCGTCAGCGATCCGTCCATGATGTAAGGACACCATGATTGTGCAATCAACGGATAATACCAATCTAATACAAGTTTGCACGAATCCCTTATAACATCAGCGTCCTCGAAATCCCCTGCATCCGCTGAGCTTCGGGGCGGCAGGTTATAAGTAGTACAGGCAATCTCTACCGTTGCGAACGCTTCCGGGGATGGTGAAGGCGTGGGAGTAGGCGTCGGTTCGGGAGTCGGCGTCGGGGGTGTGTAACCCAAAACCCTGGCCCCATGACACCCCGGTTCACAGCAAAAAGTGCATAGAGTCGGCTCACCGTACGTCTCGATCGATTGTAAAAGAGCAAACCCGAAAATAATCAGGCAAATAATAATAATCGATAATCTCGAAAGAATCAGCATTAGTCACCACAGTAAATCATTCGAGGATGTTCCGTCACTGTGGAGCCATCATTATCAACTTCTATTCCATTTCTAATCTCGTTATAATCACGTATCATGGGTACGTACCACATCAAAGAATTCGGATAGCATGAAGGAGCGTACCCTTGAACAAGACCAGCTATTTCTGCGCTGGATAAAGTCCTGTCCCACTTGGCCCATTCCGCTAAATCGCCGCGAAACCCATTTGAGAAATATTGTTCATTCCCAAATTGTATCCAATCATTAGGAGCTAAAGCATCGAAACTAGCATTACTAACACTTGCAACAGATGAACCATTCACATAAACAGTTATAGTAGTTCCTGAGCGTTGAAGAAGTAAATGTGTCCAGGAAGTATTGGATGCGAATGGGTTGCCCGTAGAAGAAGCATTTATAACCGTGCCATCATCATCAAGAAAAGCTATATTTACATCGTCTGCATCAGGTCCACCATCATCTCCTATGCGTACAAAGAAAGATGAAGTATAACCACTTCCACCTTTTATAATATATCTTCTAAGAGTGCCTACCCTTGTTGAAAATTTTATGAGACCCCCCATAGCCCAATCACCATCAGGAAGAGTCACAGCACCCACATTTTCCAACCAAGCAGCATCGCCGCCATCAAAATTCCAAGCCATTATTTATGCCTCGTATCCGTATGTGATAAAATCTTCTTTAAACGTGTTAAAAGCTATAGCTTTAGTTTCGGGCGTATAATATGCTTCATAAGGCAAATGATCGGTAGCCATAAGTCTTTCGGAGTTATTCCACACTTCATTGGCGTACTCGCCTAAATCTAATAATTCTATTAATTCGCACACACAGTCGTCTAATTTTTCATATCTAACAACATAGTTGGTGATATTTTTATTGTAGTAAGAATAAGCACTCATCGGAGTGACTATATATTTTAAGTCTTTATGTAAAATAAATTCATGAAAAGTCTTTTCCTTGCAAAGACCTTCGGCATGTCCGCCTATTTGTCTCATATGATGATAAAAACTAACTAATCTTTCATATGGATTTCTGACGAATATGAGACAATACATATCATCAAACCAATTATCGTCGTAGCCCATTTTCCACATAAATTCCTTCGGGACTTGGTGACGACGCATGTGTACAATTTCAACCTCTCCATGCCGTTGTTGTATAAATTTACGAAGGAATACCCCAACTGAAGTACCGGCAGTTTTCATTGGATGCAGAAAAACCATACCTCTATAATCCACTCCATCTATATTCATTGCGTTCCTAATCGTTATGGTGTCTCCTTCAAAGCACCGCCGAGATAATCTATCGTGTCAGCCCCGCCAGTATCCCCCGTATCGTCCCTACACACCCTGAATCTGCACAGTTCGCCCGATGCACAACTATCCATCTGTGCGCCATTCGTGAACGCGATGCTTACCTTAGTTGGAATACCCGAAGTCGCATTGTTGTTGTTATTGTCCGAGCTAACCGCCGTTGCGAACGAATCTGCATCAATATCTTGAGTAGTCTCTAACCTTTCCCATGAACTGTCCCAGTCCGTATCATTGGTAGTTTCCGTGGACACAACCCATAACTCGGCAGTAACTCCATTCCCGCCGTAAGTGTTCGGCATAACGAATGACCATATCGCACAGACATTGCCATTGAACCTGAGCGCAGGGTGAGAATTGCGGGTATTCATTGTTGCGAATGCAGAAGCTGGAGGCTCGTTCGCCTGTGGCCTTAGCTGAATAAGCGTCTTTCTAAACGCAGGTACGCCGTATAAATCCGCCCATGAGGTTTGAGTACAAAGCTGATTCCATTCATCGGTTACATATTGAAAATTAGCACTCTCTTTTTGAGCGAGTACAATACTAGCTCCCCCGCACATCTCGGCTACTCCATTGGAATGTACGAGAGTGAGCGCATTCGCGCTTATGTTCCATACCCTGACTTCCCTATTGTGAATCGGGTCGCCTTCAGAGAGAGTCAGATTACATCCGTCCGCGTCGGAACAGGTAACGTACAGGTCATTTCCCGTGATAGTAGTATCTGTGTTTGTTGCAGGGTTCCCGTCGCCTGAATCGTCTATTGTCAGGCTCTGCGGATGCAAAGTTACATCCCCCGAGAATAATCCTCCGGCGATGGGAAAGTAAGTCGAGCTTGCCACTGAGGTGCTTAATTTATCCGCGTCGAGTTCGTTAATCGCCGCCTGCACATCCGTTGCCTCTAAAGTTCCTGCAGGAGTGTTGTTTATCTGGTTCGCATCATAATCGGAAGTCGCGGCTGTTACTGTCCCCGTCCTTCCAAATACGGAATCAACAGCGCCCCCTCCGCTTGCTATCGCGTCCCATTCCCCAGCCGTATCGCACACGTCCTCAGTCTCGCAGACGTAGAGCGTGTCCGTATCCTGCTCCCAACAATACTGCCCGTCCACCGCACCCGTGTAAGTTGTACAGTCGGTCGCATGGCGGAGTATTTTAACAGTATTGCTATTCCCATCTATTACCTTATTCAGAAGGGTCTGGGTGTCGTTCAGGTTAACCAGGCCCTCGTCCGCAACTATAGCATCCAGCTCGGAAAACGTGTCGATATCCGTCGATGAAAGATCCCCGCCGCCTCCGCCGGTCCCGCCGATCGTGTCCCTCTCCACCACGTCCTGCTGTATTTCAGCGTACGCAATGATTCCAGGCGCGCACAGGAGTGCCGCCAATATAAGTGCAAATCTCATCTGTCCCCTCCGGATTCTTTGTAAGCGCCGTTAAAACCGGCATCAGTCGAGCTTAAGGTAAGAAGTTATGTGAAAACTCCCCTGAGCGTTAGAGCCGTTCACGTATCTGACTCTCGCGCACTTGCAGTTTAGCTCGGCAACGTACTGGTTATCCGCCGAACCCGCTGTGTACGACCACCCGGAGACGTACTGGAACTCCGGACTCACCGCCGTATCACAGTCGTTGTCGCACGACTGCTCGATCTTCACGCCGCCTGCGGCGCTCGGCTCGTCGGACACTACCGTAACCGCAAGATACCTGAAAGTCTCCGTCAGAAACGTATCGCTCGTATAGGTTTCGTCGGAACCCAGAGCCGCCGTACTCTGCTCCATAAGTATCCTGTCCGAATCCGCCCTCGCGGCTCCGGCTAACGATAAAACAAACAACGCCCATAAAATGAATATGTTTTTCATATGATTAGTTCCCCTCCCGTCACTGTCATGTAATCGTATAAAATATCGAGCGTCATGGAGAACGCCCCGTAGGGCGCCAGCCTCCCCCTGTCCGTGGTCAGCTGCGTAATGCCGTTTATGACACCGATGCACTCCCCTCCCGACATCACCCTCCTGTCGGCGAAGAGCATCTTCTTCGTTTCGGCGACGAGCTTGTTGAGCTCCTTGAAATACTCGTCCTCGTCGTACACGTATCCCACTACCTCCGGGCTGTAATGCACCCTGGTCTTTCCGCCCGGTATCTCCGTGAACCCGGCCTCGTTCCCCGTATTCACGACTACCGCCGGCATCTCAAGATAACTTATCCCTTCGATCGCGCCCGTTTCAAGATCGACCCCGACGAATTCCCTCGTAACGAGCTGTATCACGCTCGAGAGCATGAGACTATCTGCAAGCGCCTTGTCTATTTCCTCTCTTATATTCGTTACCATCACACCTTCCCTGCGGCCTTATTCAGCTCCTTCACGAAAATCCTCTCTATGGCTGACAGCGTATCGACGTCCGACCTGCTCACGCCGAAGAACCTCCGCACGGGCATCCTGCCCAAGCCCAGCTGATGCACTATCGCCTTCCTCTGCTGCACCGGGTCGAATATGCCGACCACTGCCAGGGTATCGCTCACGACCCTTACCTCTATCGCGTCCCGCAATTCCCCGCTCGCATCGAGGTCCACTCTCCCGCCTTTCTTTCCGCGTTTGTACGGGGTGAACGGTCTCAGGTCCGCATCGAGTCCCGCTCTCGTCCTCCGCTTTATTAGGGATGCTACGAGCCGCGCCGACTCCGCCACTGCCTTTTTCGAATCGAATCCCTTTTCGATCCTCTCCCCCAGGTCCTTCAGTAATGCCGCCAGCCCCTTCGAATCGATAGTTATCAACGCCGTCACGCCCTCCCTACGAAGAACGTAGTAGCCGGGATCCGGTTTTCGTCGTCATCCACCTCGCCGCTTGCATCCCAGTCGTAGTCGATCCCCGTGGCGAGCACCCTCTCCATCTCCTCGTCGAACTTTTTCCCGTACTCCTCCGCGCGTTTCTCCCATGCGTCCGCGTTCCTGGTCGACTTGGACAGTTTCGGGCACGCGTAATTGGCGAGCACCCTGTAAACAGAGGCCTTCCTGAGCTGAGCCTGGGCGTTCAGCATGAGCGAAGGGTCGAAGTCGAGGTTCCCGCTAAGAAACTCGATGTCCCTTTCGTACCTCTCCCGCACCCTCGGCCTGAACCACTTCACCTCTATTATCTTGTCTATATCGTCCTTGGCCTCGTCGTGATCCGTTCCGAACCCCGGCGAGTCCGCCTGCACGACCTTGACTCCGCCCCTATGGTTCTTCCTCACGGGGGTATCGGAATCGAGCGTAACCGTGTTCACGTTTATCGAGGCTGCTTCCACTACCTCGACGTTGCTCCTGCTGTCGAGCTTGAGGAAGTCCCCCGGCTGAAGCCCCGACGCATCGGCAAGCGTGATCGAAGTCGCCCCCGCCGATGCGGAAGCAGCGAGTGTCGTCGCGGCGCCCCCGTCTATCACTGCCGGCACGCCGTGGTCCAGAATATCGGGCATAAACCTCTCCATATTTTCATCATTCGAATACGCCAT